ATATTCATCCGTGCTTCTTTCAAAGACTTCTCCAATCACTATACTTTCATCTAAGCCTTTACCAATTTGCAAGCACTTACTCACATCTGCATACAATTGTAAAGCCATGTCATATATAGATTGATTTGAGTTTGCCACAAATAAATAACTTTGTGCTGTTTGTTTTGGCTTAAATTCAATTATCTCAAATTCTTTTTGCTCAACAAGTGGCACATCGGTAACCCATAGGTCGCTCAAATCACTATCCCATGAAGTGGTTAATTGAACAACGTTTATAATGTTTTCAACCCCTACGAATGAGGACAAATCCCATATATTTGCTCCGTACGGCACTATCATAATGCAACGCTTATTTTATCCCCTTGTATCAATACATTTGCGTTTGGATAACCATCACTACTCAATTCTTGTTTTATCAATCGTGTAATAGCGTTTATATCCATTGTAGAGTTCAATTTACTATTTATTCCCGCACCAAAAAACGGACTTAACTTATACCATCCTTTCTCGGAATAGATTGCAAGTTCAGCGTTCTGTTGGTCTGATGTCGAAATAAGAAAATCGTTTGCATCAATTTTCAAATCGTTATTTTCCAAAATCAAATCTACTCTCATTATTGTTTTATTTTAGTATTTTCAATATCGCTTTTTTGCGTTGGCGTCAACGTTCCACTTATTACCGTTGGTGTTGTTCCACTTGTACCTCCACCTGTAGTAACCCCACTATGAGCATGAGTATTGAAAGTGTTTATAATCGAGTTTACTTTATTTTCCAATGCGTTCAATTTATTTACAAGTGCATTAATGAGTACCATTCCATCGTTTGTGCCATCATTAAACACTATATTGTCGCAAAGAATTTCAATCTTTTCAACATCGGAAAACGAACTTATAAATGCTTCAAACCTTTCAAACTTTGTAACCATAACCATACTACCAACTTTAGGCGTAATTACATAGCCATTTAAGCCACTTGCATTTAATCGTACTTCAAGTATATCGGCATCTCCGTTAATAGGCTCACAATCGCACAAAAGCCCATCTACAGCCACCACCTTACAAAGTGTTGATTGTATATACTGTTCTGTTTGCATTGCTCTTATTGCTTCTTTTAAACTCATATCCCGCTTTTAGAATCTAATGTTATATTTTGTCTGAAACCATCAACCCCAAAGGAGTATTCAACCGCCTCAACAAAGTAACTGCCTTTAATATTTTCGTTTTGTGGGTCGTAAATATCCACGCTATCCCCAAAGTTAATTTGAACATCACCAAAGGTTGTAAATGTACCTGTAATGCCATCTGATTGTAGCCTTTGCACTTCGTTCTTTGCTATCTTTTGCATTTCACTTGCACTTTTATTAAAGAAATGAAGTGTACGTGTTGCTCCGCCCGATATTCCGTATGTTGTTTCTGTTTTAGTGTTATCGCTATTCATTGATATACACTTCACGCTTATAGGCTCGTCGCTTGGGTAACTATATTCTAAGTTGTTTTCGATAATCGAATTTCCAACCTCACGATAAACACTTTTAGAAACGAATTTTATCTTATCCCCACTTGTATAGGCTGTGTCCCCTGTGTAATAAGCCATTCCACAATACAACACATCATTGACAAAATAACTTATCAATCCGTAATTCTTTTCTATGTATTCCAAAACTTGAGATACACTCGCATTGGATGCGCTAAACTTACCTATTTCAGAATCAACCGCCACTATTTCAAAGTCTTTTATTAAGTCATTCAACAACGCTTTGATAGTGGTTTTTTTAACCGAATATTTAGTAATCATTTGCTGTTTCAATTTCCACATCGAATCCTCAAACTCTATCTCTAAAGGCGTTCCGATACCCACCTTTGTAATATATCCATCAAAGTAAGTTGTAAGTGTTGGCTCGTACCCTAATTCAATCTTAATCTTGTCTCCTCGCTTAATCAATGGCTTATCACTTGTTAATCCATTGCTTCCAACCCATGTAATTTTTTTAGCAATCTTTATACTTCCTTTTTGTGTTAAATTTTTCCAACTCTTTTGAATGTTGCACTCGTTTACACTTGTAAAAACAAATGTATCACTTCCGTATATCGTTATTTTAGATTTTAAAATAAACATTATTCTTGTTGTGCTTTGATTATAAGTGGAACATCAGAAAGTAAGGTAATCTCATAAGGCTGTACGTTGTAACCCGCTGGCACTTGATTGAATGAATACCCTGTTATAACTGCTTCGGTTATGCCTAACAATTCAGAAAAAGGAGATAGTAATTCAATATTGCCTTTAACATCACAAATGTCTTTCAATCGTTTAACCAATGCCTCAGGATATACAAACATATTCCCACTATCAATAACGCCTTTAATACTAATATTGTAGTCTCCATCACTTATGTATTCTTTAACTGTGCCATCTCTACCTTGTAACGTGGTGGTTACGATATTTTTACTTTGTGAAATATTTATTAGTGCTGTGTCTAAAAGAATTTCATCAGTTGATGACTTCAATTTCACTTCACTAAATTTAAATATCGGAGCCCCGTACTTTGTTTTTCCTACTTGGGCGTCTGTTTGCTCTGCATCATTTTGTAGTAACTTCTTTTGCAATGCACTCAATCCAAATACGCTCAACACAAACGCTGGCTTGTTTGGAAGTCCAGGACTTGCAGTAATGGGTAAACTAAAGTCGTTTACTTTGCTATCCGTATTTATTATATTTTCCTTAAACTCCATTATTGTATCGCTATTTGTGAATCGTTAACTACTCTTAGTAATGCTTCGGTCAACATCTTTTCAAACTTCTGTAATCCGTCGCCGTTTACGTTGTTCACTTGGTTAACGTTTTCTTTAATCAATGAATCAATATTAATTACAACGCTTGTAGGTTTGCCACCTGCAATGCTTCCAACGCTTGACGCTTTTGATGATGCTTTCTTCGCGGTGGTCATTTCACTTGTTGGCGTTTTGCCATCAAGTAAACCCATCTTTTGGTCTTGAATAGACTTTGAATAGGCTTCTAACCCGCCACTTTTAGGTTCTTCAAATTTAATCGCTTTGAATCCTGCTATCTTTGCAATCCAATTAATAAACTTAACGAATGGCTTAATAATCCAATCGGCCACAAGTTCGGCAATCCACACAAACGCCTTAATCAACGGCTTTAAGAAAAAAGATATTACTTTCAATATACCTGCAATCATGTTAAACACGCCCGAAAGCATATCTCCAGCGCTTCCAAGTTCCCCAAATATGTTTTTCCACCCTTGTATAATGATGTCGATAATTTCAATAACAGGGGCAAATACTTCTTTTAATTTCTCAAAGTTTGTCGTAAGCCAATCTATGGCATATTGAGCATTATCAATTAATCGTTTAAAAAAGTTCATACCTGCATTTCCTATGCCCTTTTCGGTAAATAAGTTCATGAAAGTATCTTTGAGAGTTGAGAATTTACCTAATAGTGTTTTACTGCCTGCTTCCATACCACCAAAGAATTGGCCACCCTCACTTGTAGCATCAATAAAGGCTTGAGTAACCATGTCGGCACTAATTGCACCTTTACTCATTTTCTCTTTTAACGATGCCATGCTCTCACCTGTCTTATCGCTAATAACTTTTAAAGGATTGAATCCGTTGTTAATCATTTGCATTAAGTCCTGACCCATTAATTTGCCTTGACTCTGCACCTGTCCATAAGCAACGGATAACCCTTTCAATTTTTCTTCATTACCCATGGCCACATCACCAAGCATTGACATTGTAGGGATAACTTTTTCCCCCTCAACACCAAATTGGAGTAGTGTTTTTGTAGCGTTCGCTAACCCATCGGTTGAAAATGGGGTTATGTTACCCATTTTTTTAATATCTTGAAATAATTGTTTACCCTCTTCAACGCTTCCAAGCATTACGCCAAAGTCGCTCTCTAACATTTCGATATTTGCGGCAGCCTTAACCACTTCGCTACCAAATCCAACAACCGCATTGGCAATACCCATTATACCCGATGCCATTATTCCACCCATTGCAACGGTTGAAGCAGACATGCTTTTCATTTTACTATCAACGCTCTCTGCCCCTTTGTCGAATTTGCCAAAAGTATTGCTGAATTGGTCTTTAAGCCTTAATATGTAATCTATGTTAGTGCTCATTTGCGTACTTTTGTTTCTTTAATATCCATTCAATCCTATTGTAACAGCGCGCCCACTCCTCATCTGTTAATCTTTCAGGTATCACTTTCATATAAAAAGAAATGACAGCGTTAATGTGTTCATAAGCGCTGTCATTCCCATCACGAATAGTAGTCTCTACTAATAAGTTTTCACATTCGTTTTTTTTAGCGTCATAACAGCACCTAAATCATTTGCTATACTCATTAATAGCATTGGATTTTTAGTGTCGTATAACTCTGCGCTTGTAAACTCTTTTATTGCAACCGCATTAAAGATGATTTCAGTTGCAAGTACAGGGTCGTTACTTGATAATGACAAAGCCTTTGATAAACTATTTCTATCCAAGTTGTAATGGAACGTAGCAACGTACCCGCCGTCAATTTCAATTACACTCACTTTGCCATACTTAGCAACTAACTCATCGTATTGTTCTTTATTTGGTGTCATGGTTCATATATTTTGTTTCTACCAAGTTACAACTATACTAATGAATTTCCAAAATTAATATTGCCAATTGCCAAAGGAATATCAACCTCAATCTTAGTGTCTCCACTTGCAACCTCAGTCCCATTTTCCATGAATCTACAGCCTTGCAATACATCGCTCACACGCTTAGCGCCACCCACATCATAAGTAACGGTAATGTCAAACTCGCTAATGTTTTGTATGCGTCCAAATGGAGAAATAGAACGTAATGCTACAAGTTCCTCTTTGTACAAAGTGATTGACCCTTCAAAAGTAATCTTACCAAGTCCACGACCTATTGGGAAGTTGCCCGCCCCATAAGTGTTTTCCATCTCTTGAGCATCTTTGTAGGAAATCTTTGTAACCCCTGTAAACACGCTTCCTAAGGCACGGATTACAACCGTACCCCAAGAATAATTTATGCCGTTTATTAATGTTGCAGCCATTTAATTATAATTTAGTAGTGAAACCTATTGTTACATTGATAAACTTAGCAGCGCCCACTGGTATAATTCTAATCACTATGTTGATAGTAGATGTAGTAATTACATTTTGATTCGGGTCTATTGAAACTTGATAATCACTTATTTCAACATTCCCTAACATTTGGTTTAATGGGTTTTCACAAGCAGCCTTGTAAGAGTCCATTAAATCAGTTCTAAGCGTTCCGTTTGCATTTACTAATACTTTGCCATTCAAGAACGGCAACATAGCAGATTTAACCAATCTAACCGCTTTGTCGATAGTTCTATTCAAACGTATCTTAGAGTAGTCAGAGGTTGGAGAAGTTGCTGTATTGTCATCATTGAAATAAGACCCAGCACGGCCGATATACTTTCTTAAGAATGTGTATCGTTTGTTTTCCAATGTAGTCAATGCACTTACCGATTGAGTAGACACATTGATTAAGTTGAATATACCAACACTTTCAAGTTCCGTTCCGTCGCTTAAGTTAAATTGACCTACACTACCGATACATTCAGCCACCGTAGCCAAAGATATTGTCCCAAGCGTGGCGCCAAGTGCGGGAATAGACTTTGCAGTAGTAGTAGCAATAAATCCACCTGTACCTGCAATGTCACACGCAGCAACAACCATTACATCGTTTGCAGTGAATGTGCTTAAGTCGGTAGCCGTTGCAGTTGTTACAGACCCCCATTCAGGCGCAAATACCAATTCCATAGGCATATCAATAGCCTTTAATGAATTGTAAATACTTTGTAACGCCGTAACGTGAGATGATGTATAAGCGGTGCCTCTATCGGTAATTACACCACATTGACGGATAACACCTATTGCAGTGTTTTGCAAGTCTGAAACCTCAGTAAATGTGTATGCAGTTGATGTACTCCATTTAACCCACAATGTGCCATTTGGATTCATTCTAAAGAACTCACTAATTTGATAATGGTATTGTTTGTTATTGTCAGCCACACCACCTGTAACGGCCGTATCAGCAGAGAACGTTACCGTACCTGTAATCGTTTTGGTTGTTGTTGAAGTATTGAAGAACGTTCCGTACTTTTTAGGCACTACATAGGTAATTGCCCCTGCAACGTTTGACGCTGTAAATCCGTGTGAGCCTTGATTAATTACACCAACCAATGACGCTGCAAGTAAAGTAGGAGTAGTGTCTCCACTTGAAACAAAATAATCACAAAGCGTGATTGAAATTGTACCCTTTACTAACTTAATTACAACTCTATCACCAACGGCACCCACAGCAGTAACAGTCATTACGCCTGTTCCACTTGTTGCACCTGAGTAATCCCCTTTAATGTTTTGTGCTTCTGCATCCGCTACAGAATAAAATGTTTTTACATCACCATTTGCCCAACCGCTTGGAAGTGCTGTGTCGTAAATAACAAGGCCGCTAATCATATCTTGATTAGTAGCAGGAAATCCTAAACCCCCTTGAGCCTTGGATATAGTTACATTTGCTAATGCCATTTGTTATTTTTTCTTTTTAGGTTTAATAGGCTCTGCAACCGATTCCGTTTCTTTCACTTCCGTAAATTCAACTTCAATCGTTTGTCCTTTGCCCTTTAAAATAAATAATTCATCAGCTTTAAAAGTTTTTTTCAACAATTCGATATCTGTATTGTAGTAAACATCTCCATTTACACTTACAACACAATTATCAACTGCGTTTATATCAATATACTTTTTTGCTAACTCTAATGCTTTTTTGTTATCCATAACTTAAAATATTAAGGGGGTTGTTACACCCCCATTAAATTATTGTTGGATGATACCTACGATACCCTCGCCGTTTGTTCTCATTTTAGCAGCGCCATGCATTACTAATGCCGAGAAGATTGAGCCGTAGTAATCAGGTCTGTCCTCTTGGCTAAATACTTTGATGTCTCCTAATGCTCTTGAAGCAGCAGATTTAGAAATCAAAATCGCACCATAGTTATCAGTTGCTGCAGGTGAAGACGGAACACCTGTGTCTCCTGTTGCTTTGATAGCGCCAGCAGTGTCATAAACAACAACGCTAGAGCGTACGATTAACTTACAACCTAAAATCATTGGCACCTTACCTGTGATTTGAGTTTCAGCACCCCATTGTAAGTATTGAGAGATACCCGCATCTGCAAGTAATTGATAGTACATATCAGCAGGCAAAATCAAATATCTTTCTTCATTTGGATTGAAGTTTGATTTGTCTAAGATACGTAATGCATTTCTTACATCGGCCAATGTTAATCCGTTACGCGTACCTGTAGCAGATGGTGCTAAAGCAGTTGCTACAGCAGTACCAGAAGTACGTACAGAGTTTGCCAATAACGGTGCCCATGAATACAAAGTTTTGTTTGCAATGGTATCCGATAAAGTTGAGATTGAGTTACTCAACAAAGACATACGTTTGTCGTACGACAATTGTAACGTGTCAATGTTTGGCAACAATAATGGGTCAGTAGTATACTCGTTCATTGAGTAAGTTACCTCCGCATCTGTACGGCCTGCAATTGTAGCAGGGAATGAAGCACGGTTAGCAACCACAGCAGGGCGCGCTCCCGCTTGTGGGATATGAACCGTCTTGAAGTTCACAAAAGCCGAGTGGTCTAAACCAACTTGGCCTAAGAACATATTATTTGCGTACAAATTTTCCTGTATGTCCGCAATCCAAATTTCTTGTTGTAATGCCATTTTTTTGTTTTATTTTTTATAGTAAGATGAATACAATTGATTATACAATTCAGGATTTTCGTTTTTGATTTTCTCTAATCCTTTAGAGTCATTTTTTTCCCAATCACGAATAGTCCATTTGTCTCTTCCCTCAACGGTTGCAGGTGCTATGGTTACTTTGTTTGCAATTTTATTTACTTCCATTGCTTCGATTGCTTTTTTAGTAGCGTCGAAATAATTTAATGCAAGTTCAACAAATGCATCTTTGCAACCCTCGCTCACTTTGCCTTCTTTGATAGCGTTTTCAACAAGTTCTAATGCTTGTTTATTTTTGTTTTCATTTTCAATGCTGGCTTTTAATTCTGTCAATTCACTGAAAACGATGTCGTAAGAGTTCTTAAGACTTTCAATTTCGGAATCTTTAGATTTAACCGCATTGATAATAGTATCCTCAGAAACTTCATCAAGTTTTAAGAATGCTTTTACTTGGTTTAACTCCATTTTCTTTTCCTTTTTTATGTAACTATTTAAAATAAGTTCGTAATCTTCAACAAGTGCCTCGATTGTTTCAGCACTTGGTTTTATTTTTTTATTCAAGCCACTTACAAATATAGAATCACACATCCCATTGTCCATGCACGATTGAGCGGTAAACCATGTTGTTTTGTCGAATATTGCAGAAACTTCATCTTTGGTTTTGCCACACTTCGATACAACAGCATTAATTAAACCCTCTCTAATAGCGCTTATCATGTCGACATTAGCCACATTGCTTGATGAATAAGGATTGTGTAGCATCATAACTCCTATGTCGCTCATAACTCTATTGCGCCCCGCTTGGAATATGATTGCAGCCATTGAAGCAGCAACACCATAGCAGTAAGTATCAACATTCGATTTACTTGCAGTGATAGCGTTGTAAATGTTGTAACCATCAACTACAGAACCACCTCCCGAATTAATCCAAACGGATATTTTTTTCGGTTGCATTGCATCAACTTGCATGAACTCGTTTTGCCACAACGCCCCATCCACGCCACTTCCATCGGGTTGTACGCCTATAAGTCCGTTTATGATAAATATCGGAT